AAATGAAGGCAGACACAGCGGACGCTGGGTATTAGTAGGCGGTACTAATCACACAGGAGAGTCTGCATGGCAAGGTCTTAAAAGAGAAATTGAAGAAGAAGTTGGATTTCTTCCAGAAATTAAAAAGACAATACCATTAGAACGGTTTGTTAGCAATGACAGCTTGTTTAACTTCCATACATATTTCTGTGTAGTTGAAGCAGAGTTTGTGCCAACCCTTAGCCAAGAACACTCAGCATGGGGTTGGTTTGATTTAAATAATCTACCTAAGCCAGTACACAAAGGTCTTGATCTAAGTTTGCGTAACAAAATTATTCAAACTAAAATACAAACAGTAATTGATATTATAGATAGCTTATAAGGAACTCTCATGCTTAATTTAGAAAAAAGTGAAAATTTTCAAAAAGAATATAATGAATTTAATGAAAGAATTTCTGCTGTTTCTAACGAATCAGTAAGATTAGAACTGCAGGGTATGCTACAAAACTTGTTAAAAGAAGTCAAGTACATTGACCAACAACATCAAGATCTAAGTTTAAACAATCGATTGCCGTCAGGTGCGATTGATACTAGACAAAATATTATATTGATTAGAAAAAATTTAATGAATAAACTTAGAGACTGGAAAGAAATCCAGATTTAATTAATGATAAATTTTTTTAATTAAATAGAACAAAGGTATTATAACATGCAAAATTTAACAAACAAATCAAGATTTAAAATAGATCGAACTAATTTAAAACAAGATTATGAAGATTTTATAGGAACTTACACTGGATTTTTTCCAGAAAGTTACTGTAACGAAGTGATTCAATTTTTTAACTTTTGTGAAGAATTTACTCCTATTGTTAAAAAACGACACGATGACTATGTTACAGACAGTAACATGTTTATGACTAGTTTTCATCAAGTTGGGGATTTACAATTAAACAGAGCTCTACAAGATTATACAGATCATTTTTATGAAATGTTGGATTTCTGTATTAAACAGTATATGGATCGATATAGGATTCTCCAGGGGCTTGACGGGTATGCTGTCTTCGATATGAAATTTCAAAAGACTCGTCCCGGAGAGGGCTTTCATGCATTTCATTATGAAAATGCTAGACGACAAGTTGTTACTAGGAAACTAGTTGGAATGTTGTATCTTAATGATATTGAAGAAGGCGGAGAAACAGAATTTTTATATTATCCAAAAAGGATTAAAGCTCAGCAAGGTAAATTAATTATTTGGCCTTGCGAGTTTACACATGCTCATAGAGGTAACACTCCTTTAAAAGAAACCAAATATGCTGTTACTACCTGGGTAGAGGCGTTAAACCAAAGTTAATTTAGATTCTGGACGAGTCTTAAACATAATACTCATTCGTATAGTATCACAATATGCACTTACTGGTCTAACTCCATGCCAGCAATTGCCGGGAATTAACAAACAAGAATTAAATTTAGGCAAATAGGATCCAACTATTTGCCTTTTTTCACGATCCCATATTATAGTTTCCCCGGCATAATCAACAGTCCACGTTTTATTAACATAGACAATTAAAGTTTTAGCACCTGGTAATGTATCATCAGTATGTAGTCTTTGATCTATACCGGCGGTAATGGCGTTTGCATAACATCTAACAAGCCTATCATCTTCTTGAAAATATTTTTCTTTAACATTATTCCATACAGTTTTAACAACGCCTGTTAATTCATGTTCACAGTCAAAATTTTGATCTTTGCTGTTTGTTTTTCCGCCAAAAATTATAGTCCAGTGAGGAATACTTCGAGCAGTAAGATCGTTTAATGATTTATGCCCCCATGTCCAAGAAGAATTTAATAAAAATGTTTCTAGTTCAGCAGAAGTTTCTTCGCTATCAATATTTTCGTAGTATTCGATCATGTAGATGTTTTAGGATTATTAAAAAACCAGAAAGCCTGTGTTTGCCAGGTGTTAGTAAATGGAGTTCTCCAATGTAACAATTCTGTTCCTTTATATAGTAGAACATCGCCTTGGTCTAAAGATAATTTGATTATTTGTTGTTCTTTATTACTGTATAAGAACAACGGCCAAACGTCGCCTGAATAATAGTCAAGAGTTACTGAAAAATTATATTTGCAGTTGCTCTTGTCTTTATGTGGCAATAGTATTTCGTCTTTGAAATAAATTCTACTGTAATTGAATTGATATTCAACCGGAGCAACTAAAATAGATTCTAATTTTTCTTGTAGACGTTGAGTGTATTTGTCTTGTAGTGCGTCAGAAAAAGCTGGGCTTTTTAAACATTGGTTGTCGTACTTATAATTATTATTTTTAAATTCCGACCATAATGTCTCTGACATTTCTTTACATTCTTCTTTAGTAAAGACCTGATTTAAAACAACATATTCCCATGTCATATAAATTAATTATAGACCAAGTGCTTCTCTAAAATGTTGAGTCATCTGCCCTACTATGGTTTGAGCTTGTCCTGCGTTAACAATTGTGCCGCTGGGACTACTACACAGCACTCTAGCAATTATACAATTAAAGCTAGTTGTTTGATAAGTGTGATTATCATTATCTGGACTTCCAGGAGCAT